TCCAGTAGTTCGGACACAAAAGTCCAGCTACGTGGAGTGGCAAATGCCTTTGAAGCAGACTTAGGATCAAAGTCATGAAGATCTTTCTTTGAGAAAGTCAAAAAGCCAACTACATCCTTATGGATACGATTTTCGGTAGCCCAAAAAGCGTAGTCATCCCAATCAACACGCAATTCCAAGTGAATAAAGCGGTTGCTCAATGGGGCTGGCATACGATAAGTAACGCCACGATCTGCTTCACGGTTACCAGCAGCTACAATTACTACATTGTCTGGCAAGCGATAAGTGCCAATGCGACGATTAAGAATAAGCTGATAAGCGGCAGCTTGAGTACTACCAGGAGCACTGTTCATTTCATCCAAAAACAGGATGATCTTTTTGTGTTCTTTGGCCATTTCTTCGTCTGGCAGTTCGCTGGGAGGAGCCCATAGCATTTTGCCAGTGTTAGAATCAAAGTAAGGGACGCCTTTAATATCAGTGGGTTCCCAAAGGCTCAAGCGGATGTCGATGACGTGAGCACCGATATCTTCACCAATCTGTTTAACAATGTCTGACTTACCAATGCCAGCAGGTCCCCACAGGAACAATGGGCGTTGTTTACTGAAGCATTTTTGAATTGCACGTTTGGCATCACGGGGACCAACGGTGCGACTAATAATTTCGGACATAGCTTGTTTCCTTTGTTAAGTTGAAATAAATTTGCTATGTTCTTATTATAAGCGAACTTGCAGTTCTAGTCAAGTGGTTTTTCGTCTGATCGCCTAGCTTTCATTGCTTTCATCAAGCCAAATTTGCGTATGTCATCGGAGAACATATGTAGTTCAAAAGCCTTTTTCTCGGAGAAAACGGTGAGACTACGGTGGGTAAGGTAATATGGACAGTCCAAAAATTGGTCAAAAAAGATGATAATTTGGGGGCTTAGTTCGATATCTTCGGTAAATGGAATCTCATATTCTTTCAAATCCAATTCTTTTACCAAAAATTCGTAGCCCTTGTCAGTTAGGCGTAGTCCGCCTTTGGCTTTAGTACGAGTATTCTGCCACCAGATTTTATGATGTAGCTTTACATTGACATCATCACAGGATCGTTCTTTAGTAGTTAGGAATATTTTAGTGTATGTTAGACTATTCATCTTTAAGAATTTGACCAGAAGTTAGTACAACTACGGTAAAGTCTTGGCAATGAAATTCTAAGTTAAGTTTTTTTGCTAAGTTAATAGCATGTCCAGGATTGCTAAATGCTGTTTTTTTATATTTAGGTCCAGGATAACTGACTACACTGCTAAAACTTTTCAAGTTAAAAGGATTATTTTTGTAAAATACGGCCCAAATAGCTTCCGCTTCCAAAATTTGATCAGTTTTGAAATTCTTTTTATTAGTATGTTCTAGTAAAATTTTTGGTTTTGGGCGACTCATGGTATGATCCTGGATAAGTATATTTATCCAAAATCACTGTGAAAAGCCTCCTCCGTCCATTTTCAACTCAACTATGTCGTTGTTATTATTGGATTTTAATTCACTTAGTAGTTTGTCATAGTCCTGTAATAACTTGGTATTGACTTCACCAATGGTAAAGGCCAAAGTTTTTGCTGTATGTATATCTAATTTAATTTCTCTTTGTTGACTCATTGTGGCAATCTTTACTTGCTCAATGAATTGTTGTAAAGGAAAAGTATTAATGGGTTTATTTTGCATTGGCCAACGCCTCCCTAGCTTCTTCTTCAGTTTTAAAAGGGCCCTCGTAAGGATATCTTTCAATGGTAATCAGTTTAGGGCAGAAGCTTCGCACCCAATTTTTAGGAAACTTGATAATATAATGACCAGCGCAGAATAAACTTTTGCTTTGATTGCTTTTGGTAAACAATGGAAGTTTATTTCGAACATTATAAATGCTGTTAAAGGGTTCCCATTTAGTGGGATACCCATAGCACTCATATGGAACGGCTCTTGATACAGTTGTTTCTATATCTTTAAGAAAAAATTCTCTACCAAATTCTTTAGTTATGTCTGATTTTTTAGGAAAGACATACTCGCCATTTTTTGAACTCAACATATATTGATTGTTTTCTTTTTTGTGTAAAGTTCCCACTTTAACGCCATTTTGTTCTACAATCCATAATACACCATCAACAATGGGTTTGGCTTGAATACTGTTCATTTTTACTCCGTAGGATAGTTAGCTTGAAATGCATCAGCATATTGCTGAATATTTTCAGTGATTCTTTTTAAATCATATAGATTACAAAACTTCATAAGCCTAATGCCAACTTGGCTGATATTTTTAGGTTGGCTATTAGTTGTAATAGTTTCGTTGATGATTTGTTTAATGTCATCGGGTTGATGTTTTAAGTCAATAAGTCTACGATTACGTTCATAATCATCTAATACACGATGTTCTTCGCCGTTATGATCTACCCAACGCTGTAGCATTAGGTTGTTCCAAGCAAATCCACGACGATTACGATCATTGTATGCTTCTAATAGTTTATTTTTACGCACTTTAGGGTAGGCACTGAACACATTATCAGTGGGATCTCCACGCATACATTATTCAAACAATACCCATTCTGGATCAATTAGATCTTTTTCTACCTTGGTCTTTTTATCAATTACACGTTTGCCTTTTTTATCAAAAATACCTTCGTGTGTGTATGTAGTTTCGCTAATGCCGTTATATTGGCGTACATTAGGAGCAATTAATTGAATAAAATCACTATCTGTGCTAATAATAACATGGTCATCGTCGGGATGACTTTGAATAAAACCAGCAATAAGATCATCTGCTTCTAATTGTGAGTTTTGTAATACCGTAGCATTAGTCTTTTCTGATATGAAATCTTTAAAAGTATCAAAGGCTTCCCAGAAAATACGATCTTCTTCTTGTTCACGTTCGCTGGCAGCAGCTCTAGATTCAGCTCTATTGCGTTTATAAGGTGCGTAATAGTCCTTACGCCAGCTACGGCCTTCTAAACAGAACACTAAATGGCTGCCATCAAAGTCAGTCCAAGCCTTTTTAATGCTGTTTAGGGTAATATGAAAGGCCATGCCCAGTTTTATATCTGCGCTGCCATTAATTGCGTGTCTAGAACGAAAAAAAGTATTCGCAGTATCAACTAAAATATATGTCATTTGACTTCGGAACGTCCGCCACCAAGTTTGTTTACGTTAATGTATCCAGCGCCACGGCCAATATCTTGACCTTCTTCGGCTAGCACGTTGCGAGCAAGATCACGGAACCAGCGATCCACAATTTCTTCTTGTGGATCAGCGTCGTATCCGTATCCTGCTTGCTTCAATTGTACAATGAATTCGTCATTCCAGTCAAGCTCAAAGAAGCCATTACGAACATTTTCCTTATTGATATGTGTTTCTAACACACCAACCCAAGGTTCGCCACGTTGTGTGGCACGTTCCTTTGGAGTCATCTTAGCAATAGCTTCCTCTTCCAAAGCCTTTTTAGCAGCTTCTTCTGCTCTTTGAACTTCAGCTTCTTTAGCTTCTTTTAGTTGTTGAATTTCCGCAATGGCTTCTTCTATCTTAGAAATACCAAAGATTTTTTTAAAGAAATTTTTCATTGTGGAGTTCCAGGATAAGGAGTTGGTCTAATCCAAGGTATTTGCCCTTTGGTCATTACAATCATACTATTATAGTAATGGATGGAAGCCAGATCACTGAACTTAAACACATTGTAGTCTGGTGGATTCTCCTGCCAATGATTGACATTTACTAAATCACTAATACGTTTGGTAAACTCCATAATTGTATTGGATTGATATAAGCCATTACCCCAGTCTTTATAATAACTGGTATGAGTATCTTCAATCATGTAAACACCGCCTATGGATATTTTTGGCCAAACAGATAACAAGGTATTAATTTGTTGATTCATTGTATGTCCGCCATCATCTAAAAATGCATCAATAGGACCTACATGTGGTAAAAAGCCTGTCCAAAAAGCAGGATCTTCTTGATTACCAATAAAGATTTCAACATTCGGTGCTTTGCGTTCTAGTACAGTGGGATCAATATCAATGCCAATAATTCTAGCAGTAGTGCCAAAGTATTTGCGCCACATCTCCAAACTGCCGCCACCTTGAACACCTACTTCAATAAAAGTAAGATCACACCCTCTATATCTAGAAAAAAACTGTTCGTACACTGAAAAGTATGGCAAGTATTTGTCACAATGAAGTGTTAGTTCAGTTTGATAAATGTCAAATAGATTTTTCATTAACTTTCTCTGTTTTTAATTTTAGTTATTGTTAGGCTAATGGATTTGGATATGGTTTTGGTCTGATCCATTCTGGTTGGCCTTTAGTAAACACAATCATGCTGTTGTAAAAACAAACGGACCCAACATCTTGAAATTTGCCTAATACTCCTAGGTCTGCTGGATATTCATGCCAGTGGACAA